TAATTATCGCACGTCGTATTGGCCGAAATTACGCTTAATGCCAATGGCTTCCATTTCGTGGTATCTGAACGCATCAAGTGCGTGGTCAACCCCAATGGGTCGGTTCATAGTGTTCCCGCTTTTATCCTTATCCCAAATGTAGCCCCGTAATTCTTTAATTAGGTCGGTGCTTCGCTTTGTGATAAAATACGCTTGTTCTTGCATCACCTGAATACCATAATTTATCGAGTCCTTGCCTTTGGTAACCCCTCGGATTGTTTTGCCGTAACGCCTGATTTCCTCAATGCTTTTTGGCTCCGCAGAATCAGCATAACAAATAACGCCGTTTTCAATGTGCTTGGCTATTTCCCCGTTCATCATACCAGTGCGGTAAAGTATTTGGTCGATGTACCTTTGGCCATTAAATAAATAAACGGCAACCAATGCAGTCGGGTCATTGCTATATCCAAAATCTAAGCCGTAACCGATTAACTTGGCCTCATCGGGTATAGAGTCCACAAGTTGGTAATTACTGAATACAACGCCCTCCAAATTGCCTATTTCACCCAAGCCGTATACTCTATGCCAATTCCGCCAATATTCAGACGTTTTGCCCTTTTGTTCTGCCTTTAAAATAAACTCAACGGATTTAAGTGGGGCGGCTTCATTGTCTTTGTAGGTTAAAATTATAAAATCAACGTCATCATCGTGTATAACCTCATTGTGAAACCAAAATTCCGTTGTTGGATTCCAATCTAAAAAAATAGATTGTTTGGTTCGCATTGCTAATTCGGTGTAAGAATTAAAATCAATGTTATTACACTCATTAATATACAACCTATCCCGCCGTGCGCCTCTTAATTTTGCACTATTATCCGCACTGAAAAATTCAATAAACGATTCGTTTGAAAATGTATACTTAAAATCACTTGCGTTCCAATTGGATTCATTCCAACGGTTCGTTTCCTTCATTATCTTTTTAAAATCCCTAATCGCCCCACGCTTTAAATGAGGTATCGATTCGGCAACAATAGAGGTTTCCGTGCTTGGGTTTCTAATTGCGTAGTTTATCTCAATGGGTATTATCCCATAAGTTTTCCCCGCACTGGAACCACCCTGAACGCCCTTAACAAATTTGTTAAGTTTTAAAAGTTTGTTTATTGCCGTGGTCCGTATAAACATAATCTTAAAACTCCTCTTGGGTTTTAATTAACCATTGAAGATAAACATCGCATTTTTGCAAATCTTCCAAGCCGTTTTTGTTTCGGTATCGCCAAGTGTATTTGATTATATTGCCCTTTAAGTAACCCATAAATTCAATTTTAGACATTGAGGCCTTGATGCATTCAATGCATTCTATTTCGCCTCCGTAGTGCTTAGGACTTGTGTTACTCATCGGTTGGCTCCTCGGGAAATAATGGTTGTTCAATAATGGTATTTTCAATTTGTTGCATCGGCATTCCAAAAGTGGAATCCATTAATTGTTTATAGGCCGCCACGTCTCCTTTTCGGGCTTTGTGAATCATTGCCAAAGTGATTAGGTCTTCTTGGCTTAGGTTCTCATCAATTCCCGTTATTGGGTTCTTTGCGTTCTGCATTGTTTCCAACCACTTCCGTGCAATTGTGCTTCGGTTCTTGCTTCCCTTTGGTCGGCCGTTGTTCTCGGGTTGGTATTCCGATGTAAACATTTTAAGGTTTTCTTCATTTGCCATAATTTCACGTTTTATTCTCGTTTTTTAACTGACTAAAATTGTATTTGTAATTGCTTAATATTATTGCTTCCAAACTTGTTTACCAAATCAATTGGTGTGTTTACCGATTCAATAAATTGCATCAAGTCATCATTCTTGTAAAACCACTCAACTCCGTACAACGGATTGTTTTTAATGTTTTGTTTGCGAAAATGTCGATGCAATGTTTTTTCAAAAGAACCAGCGTTTTTGATGACCTTCAATATTTTTGCACTTGGGGCATACGATTGTATTTGTTTTAATCGTGTTGTGACACTTTTTGATATCCCAACCTTAATTCCAAAATCGCTTTCAATAAAGTACAAATCCGTTACTACGTCACTTATATAATTTACCGACGCATCGGACATTGAAACCTCATAAAATTGATACAACAATCTTTTAGTGTAATCGTTTACTTCGCCATTGTGAATATGAATAATGTCTTTAATTAACTTCCGTAATTGAGTCAATTTATTTTTTACTCCTTTGGGCCTTCCGTTGGGATTGCGAATTTCGCCGTGCTTAGGTGGTATTAAATGTTGTTCGTTTGCCATAGTTTCAAATTAAATTTAACAAAGTTTCAAAGCCGTTTTGGTTCATATAATCATAACCATTTGCACCCATTGGAATTACATTCGGGCAAGGGTTAAATACCTCCAACATTCTTTTTATTTTTAAACCTTCGGCAATCGCAAAGGTGGATGATTGGTTACCGATAAATAATTTACACGAATTTAACAAGGTTGCGGTTTGCAAGGCATTTTCAAGAATTATCCTTTCAGGCTTGATATAGTGGATTTTACAAAAATTATCATATTCGTTTTCTAAGCCCACAAAAACAAAATCATAATTGGCCAATATGCGATAATCGATTTTAGGATTACGATAACGCTCGGTTAAATTAACAACGATAATATCCTTGTATTGTTCATCCATTGGGGCCTCAATAAACGAGCCGCTTAAATCTTGCTGCAATTCGGGATATACATAACCGTGATTTCGCCTTAAATCCCCAGCAGATAAATTTAAACCAAACCTTCGAAATTGGTCAAAATTGTAATTCACCAAATTGCCATCGTGTTTTTGTACATTGGCAATATAACTTTGATATTCCAATAATGGTTTTATGTAGTTATAAGTGGTTTCGTTGATACAATATTTACCACTGGAATGGTTTGGCGTTCCTGAGATTTCATTGAACCCAACATTAAAAATAACCTTGGCATCGTTTATTTCCGCTGCACGTTTTACAAAGGGCAATGAATAAATCAAATCGCCCAAGTGGCCTGATTGCAAAACGCTGATGGTTTTTTCAAAGTTTTCCATAATTTTAAATCGTTTGTAATAACTCCATTCGCTTTTGGTTTATCGTATCGATGTTGTGGTGGGCTTGGCAGTATTCAAAATTCTTTTGCCCTTGCTCCTTTAACTTTTTACTTTCTATCATCTCGCCAACGGCGGAAACCCAATCATTGTTTTTTACAAAGGTTACCCCCTCATTTTCAGCGTGGTTGGTGTATGGCTCCACATCACTTACGGCAATGGGTAATTTGTAAGCGGCGGCCTCAACTATCTTTAATTCACTTTTGTGTCGGTTAAAATTGGTTTTTGTCAATGGGGCTATAACGATATCCATATGCGAATAATGTTTGCCATACTGCACAAAATTAGTTAGTTCGGATACCCAAAACCAATCGGGTCGGTCTTTCTTTTCGTGAATGGCTCTTTCCATTTCCAAATATAAAGGGTCTAAATGCTTGTAACCGCACAATAAAAAACGGGCGTTGTATTTTAGGCATATTGCTTCCATCTGCCCCCGTAATAACTTTAAATCTTCAAGGTGGGAAAAGCCTCCAACGTATCCAATAGTAAATGGATGCTCGGCGACTGCGTTCCATTGGGGTGAGGTAGTATCGATATAATTTGGTAAAATGTGAACATTCGGGTTTATCTCGGCTACCTTCTCGGCAAGTTGCCAAGTAGTGGCCCAAACCATATCGGCTAAATTTAGGCTTTCAATAACCGACTTTTTGAATTTTTCTTTATAGAATTTATAAGCGGGGTTGTATTTGGGAACGTTCCAATAATCATCAATATCAACAATTATCTTTAATCCCTTTGCTTTGGCTTCCCGTAGTTTATCCATATTGACTAAGTAACGGGACACCACACAAACGTCGAACTCGGAAAAATCTACGGCGTTAATTTCCTTTTCTTGAACGGCAAAGGTAATGTCCATCCGTTCCTTGAGGTAATCAAACGGCATAGCCAAGCGATGGTATTCCACCGCCCCAACGCTATCGATTAAAACTATTATCCTATTGTTGCTCATCGTCTGCAATCGTTGCTTTTTCAATTCCTAAAACTCGGTAATGTACTTGGGTTAACATTTCCTTGTGTTGCTTTTTATCGCCGTACTCATCGTGGCACGGTCTACATAGTGCCATTATATTCCCAATATTATCCGCATACTTTGAACCGCCCATTCCACGTGCTTCGATGTGGTGTAAATCCTTAGCCACCGCTCCGCAGACTTCACAAAGTATTGTGTCGCTTTTGTCATAGCCAAAGTGCTTAAAATATATTTGGGTATGTTTTTTCATTGGTATGGGAGTAAAGGGATAGGCATCCAGTAGGTTACTTCTTGCAATGGTTCGCCCGTGTGGGCCTCAAACCAAATACCCTCGTCGTGGTATCCAACGTAAGCAACTTCGTTACCCGCTTCAAAAACAAGTACGGGGGTGAAGTCATCGGGTAGGGTATTAAGTGTGTTTCTATATGCTTTCATTTTTGTATCAATATTTGCACGGCTTGTTCAAGTGTGGATGCGATGTTATAAAGTTCGGATTCGATTCGCTCGGCCTCTTCGATTGAGTAAGTTAGGGTAATATTTTTGGTGTAGGGATTTTTTTCTTTGGGTTGCTCATCTTCGTCTTCATCAAAAACCTCGATAGGAATGCTTAATCCCCAATCCGATACTTCCTCAATCTCAAAATTGTTTGCAATTGAATCCCAATCCCATTGGCCCGTATTGGCGTTTAGTCTTATGTTTAACTCCTTTTCATCTTCGGGGGATAGGTCTACGATTACGCATTCAATAGCCTCGTAACCTTGCTTAATTAATTCCCTGACTCTAAAGTGTCCGCCTACAATGTATCCAGTTTGTTTATTCCAAATAATTGGCTCTACCATTCCAAACTTTTCCAATGACCTCGCCAAATCCGCCTCTTGTCTTTTGGTGGATTCCCTTGGATTATATGGTGCGGGTTTTAATTCGCTTAGTTTTTTAATCTCAATGTTCATACGTCTCGTATACTTTATTTATTTCCTCAACCATTTTAGACCACTCCCGTGGGTTACAAGTACACGGGCGGTAAACTCTTCGAGCCTGAAATATACGGCTCCATATTTGGCTTATTTGGTCGGCCATATCCTTGGTTAAATGTGTTGCATTTTGGCTTTTGTAGTTTTGGAACCAATGAAACTCCACTTCGGTTAAACAAAGGGGTTGTTTTCCATACGGAAACATTTGGTTTAACTTTACTTTTCGCTCATCGCATCCGCAATCCTCACCCGCAATAAACTTAACAACCTTTTCAATACCCGTTGCTTTCGTGACTTTGGCTATCGTATCGCCGAGGCCTTGCGATGGCCTCTTTTTGGTCGATGGCTTCGCAGTAACTTTTATATTTTCCATTGTTTTCGAATTTAATTAAATTTTTTGCATTCATCAAACGGTTAAAAATTGAGTGTAAAGGGATGCCAGTGCGCTTTTCAATTTCCCTCATTGACAATTTGTACACGAAATGCAGTTCTAAAAGCATCTGGTCGTAATCGCTCATTTTATCGATGGTCAATTTTATTTCAATCATTAATTCCTCGTATTCGTTTTCCGAATCATCGGGGGGCAAAATCGGGTCGTACAATGTTTCATCGTAATACTCCCGTTTGGTCTTGCGGTGTGCATCAACTATTTTGCTTCGCAGTATCGAAAATATGTACCAAGAATTTACCTCCCCTTTTTTGTATTCAATCCGTGCAACCATATCAATATCCTCGCAAAGTTTCAAGTACATCTCCTGAACCACATCTTCGGGGGAATCCGAACCCAAGTAATTCGCCATCTTAATCCATTCGGAGTGACGGGCGGCAATTGCTTCGATGGTTAGCACACTTCAAATTTATATTTTATTTTGTAAATAATCATTAACACCATCACGAAATTGGTCCATTGTGCGCACAATTATGTATTTATACCCTTTATCGGTTGCGATTGCCTCAAATTCCTTTTGTTTATCGGATTGCCTACCCTTTTCCAATTTAACCTCAATCCAAAGCCCGTGGTAAGGTGCAACCGATTCCATCAAAAACAAGTCAGCAACACCCGCACGAACGCCTTCGGCTTTTAGGATGGCTCCAGTAATCGGACTACGATTTCCCCCGTTGGGAATTGCCATCAAATAACGCTTAGGGTAAAAAAAATTAAACCACTTAACCATTGCAATTTGTAGTTTGCTTTCGCTCACGGGGCTATCTTACTAAAAATCGGCGTTAAATCATCGGCCAATACTACTTCGATGCCTTCGGCAAATTCCACCTTTGCGGTTTTGCCATCGCAATGTACCACCTGACCGATGCGGGTTTTGTCGGTTAACTTAGGGCGAAATGCTACCATCCGCCCTTGGGTCAAGTGTTGCTCGTTCCAACTATTTTTCTTGATGCTCATATTTTTGTTTATTTGGTTGTCAAAATGTTTTGATGCTCATTTGTTACCTCCGTTATTAAATTCTATCACTACCCAGTAATTACCTTCCCCGTAATGAATGGTTACTTTGTCATTTGGGAACGCTTGAAATGCCATATCAAAAGCATTTAAAATATCCTTTCTTTCACATATAAACGAATGCGATATACCACCGTATTGTTCGTGAATTGTTTTGGCTCTTTCAATTGTTTCTATGTATGTTTTCATTTGTTACCTCCGTAAATCTTATCTATTAAAATATTTTCTTGTTTATAATACTTGGGGTTGTCTATAAACTCCTGAACCTTCCGAACGCCGTGGATAACGGTGCTATGGTCACGCTCAAATAATACCCCAATTTGATTTAACTTCATTCCCATCTTATAACGGAAATAGTGAAACAAAATATGCCTTGCGACAACCACTTCCCTCATTCGCCATTTACCTATTAAATCCTCATAGGTACACCCAACAAATTCCGCCACCTTAAATATCATCCGCTTGGAATCAATCAGGTACTGAGCGTCGAAATTTATCATCTCATCCCTTTTAAGGTTTATTATTTCCATCCGCAATTGGCCTACTTCTTTACGATGCTTAACCCTTAGGGTTGCAAGTTCGTTTTGTAGGGCTTCGATTTGTCGGGTTTGGGAATTACTTTCCCGTGTGCTTTTAGCCTTTATCTTCAGGTACTCAGCGTAAAAATCCGTTGTTGGTGTTAACATTGTTGCTTTAAATATGCCATCATTGAAGCGGCTTTTTCGATTATATCTTGGTTTAATTTGTCACGCTTTACCTTGTGTTTTCCGATTAGCATTGTCGACCGAATAACTTGATAGGCTTCCCGATTTTCAATCAGTTCTAAGTATCGCAAATATTCGGCTTCCTCTACCATCGTAGGCGGTAAAGAATCCCAAGCACTTGCAAAAACTGACGGAAATATGGTTGCCTTGTGGTCCGCCTCAATTATTGCAAACATCCTTCGGGCTACGCTCATATAATCTACGGGTTCCTCCTTAGGCGATTCTAACGCCATTTGCGGGTACTTTCTC